CTATCAAAACTTGCAGAGTTTACATTTTTTGATAATAGAGTAGTATTACTCCTATTTTTATACTGTGAGTATAACTTTGCACCCATTTATATTCATTTGCACCTATTTCGTAACAAATCTGCCCTTTATATGTTACAACATATAACAAGCCCAATTTAAAGAATTAACAAATTTTGTTACAATCCTATATAAATCAGTAACATATCTGCCCTAATAATGTTACAACAATTAACCGAATTACCCATCACTTTGTTACATAATTAGATAAATTTGTAACACTAATTATGTCCCATATTTTGTAAATATTTGGGACGGATTTCGGACATTGTCCGAGTTACGCTACCGAATTTGTCCAGTTTTTAGTATAAAAAACTAGACATATATTTCCAATTTGCATGAATTTTACATTGGATTTCATGCAATATGCCTAAATTAGAAATATAACGCTAAAAACACCCAATGCCTATAAAACGCATTTAGAAGCGTTTTAAGACACCCTACCCCTTTTTGGATAGATAGTACTACTCAAAGGCAGATATGCCCTAGAATCGCCTTATAATGCAAATAAACGCTATTCTCATATCCTACGGATCTATTCCTCATATATATCCATCTCATTAGGCACATCTACCTCTTTATCAAACTCGTAAAGTGGAATATCTTGGATATTAGCAGCTTCGGTAGCTGGAACTACAAATCCTGTATCTTCTAACTGAGCATTCTCATCCCCATCTAACTGCTGAGCACCATTAGACAATTCTTCTACATGACTAGCCTTTAGGACATTAACAGTAATCTGCTTAACGACATCTCCTTCATGAGCAACCTCTTGTCTTTCGATATAGCCTCTACGCTTACCTTTGGTTTTTAACAGGAACATTGTAGCCAAGGTATCACCTTTGGCAATCCTTTCCATCAGCTTATGCTCACCGAAGTCAAGCATAATCTCCTCAGGCTCTATTTCAGCTAGTCTTTGTCTAAACTCAGGATCTTTATCACACCAGGCCTTGTATTGACCTCTACCAACCCCTGCTGATTCACAAGCAATGGTGATATTGCCAAAATTCTCCTTGTAAGCTATGATAAAAGCTTCTTTGCTAATATCTCTGAACTCTGCATTCATATTATCGGTTTTTAGTTGGTGTTCGGATAGATGTGATATGTACTACCTTCTCTACCTTGATATGGTCAAAGCTAAGCACACTTTCGCACTTAGTGCACTTGATGGTATGTTCCCTTATGGAACTATCCCAAACATAATCCTCTGTAGATACTCCGCATTTACATCTGTAAGTTCTCTTGGCTACTGTGTCTTTCATATTATAATAAATTATAATGGGTTATATGGAAAATAAAAAAAATCAAATATCAAAAAATGTTAAAACAATGGTTGATATCAGAATATTGGAGGGCACAAGGGATCTACGAAAACTTACGTACGAAAAAATAGGGTATAGGGTGCATGCTCGAATGTCTTATAAACTATATTATGTTAAATGGCCATCATGTCATGCTTTGCCCTACCTTGTTTTGCCCTATTTTACCCTTACTCCCCTACCCTATTATGCCAAAAATATGTATTTTTAATCTATTGATTGTTTACTGACTCTTTCGCATTCGCTACAGATCAACCTGTAATATATCAATTCAATTAAGGTATAAATGTATCCCTATATTATCCAATATAGAATATACTAGGTAATATATATATTGATCAATTAAACTATATTATTTAATATATACTATATTAGGTAATATATACTATACTAATAATTATATAAGCCGAATACCTTAGTGTAATTTATACACATTAAATAAACTAATAAATATTTTTATATTTTTTTACTTTTTTTAATGTTTGTATTAATATTATCCCTATCTTTAATTATCAATTAATCATTAAACACTAACAAAATGACAAAGAAACTTACAACAATCGCCTTAATCCTTTTATTTTTAGGGATTACCTTTTTTTTAATTGGCTTATTTATTAGCAATATTAAAATATTTGCAATAGGTGAGGTTATCAGTTTATTATCTATTACTTTATTATTTATCAACAAACATTAATTATTAACAAAATGAAAAACAAAACACAAAGCACCTTTGAATTTCAAAGGCATGAATTAAATTTAAGACTAGCAAAGCAAGGTAAAAAAAAGTATAAATACTTTGTAGCTTATCTTATTATTTTATCCTATGTTAACCTTATCAAATTTTTTAACCTTTAATCCTTTTATCATGTACACATTTACAGAAACTTTACTACCTATTTTATTCATTGGCCTGGTTGCCTACTTTGTTGGATCAATTGCTAGGTTATTAATTCACATATTAATACCTGAGCAATGCAAGTAATTAGCTTATTCGAATTGATCCTTTTATTTATTGGATCAATTTTTACCTATGTATTAATTAAAACAATTTACCAAACACTAAAAAATAAATAACATGAAAAAAACATACAAAATAATGGCATCATCAAGATACGGCAAAGAGGAAATTGACACGGCCGAAACATTACAAGAGGCAAAATACCTAGTTAATGAGTATCGTTTGGCATATGGCCCTGAATTTACTATTTATATCAAATAACAATAAAAACCACAAAACATGAAAGTACAAAACTTAAGATCTAGCAAAGGCAATATAATTGCCAACCAGTTTGAAATTAGAACAGAAACGGCCGTTTATTTTCAATCCTATAGAAGTATTATCGTAAAGGTCGAAGGCGGTAAAACTTATCTAGATCCTATTTATTGGGATTATTCCAGAACTACAGGAAAATACAGAAATATATTTTTAAACGAGTGTAAAAAAGAAACTCAGCAAAAAATAAAAGAAGGTATTTATATTTTATCCAATTTAAACAATTAACAAACAAACAAAACAAAAAACACATGAAAAAATTACATTTAGTTACAACAAAAGACAATTTCAGACCTGCATTTGAGTACATTCAAGTAAAAAACGGCTTTGTTTATGCTACAGATGCTCACAAATTAATAAAGATCCCAATTAATGAGGCCTTTGGATCTTTGCCAATTGATGCCCCTACAGAATTTTATTTTAAAGCTGATGCCTGGAAAAAAGGCAATTTTTACAAGGCCTTATATTACAATATCAAAGATAATTACCTTGAGGCCTTCGATAAAAAAGGGAAATTAGGTATTATTGATATTTTAACATTGGAGGCATTTAGTAATTTAGGCCTAAAATTCCCTAATTGTGAACAGGTGCTACCTACAGAACAAAGCACAGCTGAGGCCGTGGATCTTATTTCCTTCAATCCTTTGTACCTGCAGGATCTTTGCGAAGTGTTTAACCAAAGTACAAATAATTTTATTTATACTTTTTTTGGCAAAACAAAGGCTATTAAGGTAACTCACAAAGATATGGAGGGCTTTGGTATCTTGATGCCTATAGATATGCACGATTAAGCAGGTTAACTGATGAGCTTTTAATAAGCGAAATAAAGGCCCCTAAATTGGGGCTTTTATATTAACCAAAATTTACTTTTATGCTATGTACTAAAATTGCTGCTAATTGTTATCTGGTAAGTGACATCATTAACAGTCAATACACAAAACGAATTTACCAGGGTTACACAAAGGCCCAGGCATTAAAACAATTTAAGGCCTATAAAAAACAGATCCAACAAAATTGGGTTGAATATCTAACAAAATAAACATGATTAAAACAACAAAAAAGGAGCTCCCTAAATTGATCCTGATAATTGATAAAATTATCAGGCAAATAGAGGCCGAAAATAAGCCCTAAAATTTTAATTGGTATCCTTATATCAATTTTAAAAGATAGGCCAAATTTGAGGCTTAAAATAGGCTTAAAAGGGTATTTTTAAGCATTGCAGTACTATGCAAAGTAAAAAATATCAATGTTATAACATTAATGTTTAAACATTAGTTGTTTATGCAACTAATAATAAATTTATATACTATGGCCAAAAATCCAGCAAAAAACCCCAGCCAAAAACCCCCCAAAAATCCATGGCAAAAACCTGCTAAAAATCCCATGCGACAAAAATCTGCTTGGATCAGCCAAAAACTTTTGTGAAAACATTAACATAAAAATCTGAAATAATAACAAAAACTTCTTAATTTTACCAAACAAAACAAAAAACCCATCTATGAATTTTGAATTAATCACCGCCAAGTATGATTGCAGATGCAGTCTTACAGGCAAAAGCTTCAGTTGTGGTGACCAGGTGTACTACAACTACGAAGCAAAAACCTTTTTAGATCCTGTGTATCACGAGAACATTATGAGCCAACAAAAATCTCGTGGGGCACAAAGTTACTTTGAACGACACAAAAAACTTAATAAGATTTACCCTAACACTTAAAGCACTATCCCTACTAATTAAACAAATTATAATCGTTAGTGGGTTATCCCAATGGGAGTAGGGATATTTTTAACACCAAAAAACCGGCAATGCCGGACAAAAACCTTAAACATGGCACAAGAACGCAAAACACCCTCGCAATTAATTGAGGCTTACATGGTAGAAAATAAACTACCATTAGACAGTAAACTACTATCTTATATTTTGGTAGTAGATATGTACTTTAGAACAGAGATAGAGAACGCTTACAGATTTGGACAAATTAGTACAGGCCATATATGTACCGGCAAGGAATTAGATGCTAGAAAATATTACTTCATGAAATATGAAGATAACGACTAAAACAAAACACATGGAAAATACCGCAATGCAAGACCTTTTAGAGTATGTAAAAAATACTCGTTCACTTACCTTCCTTCCGGATCAGTTAGCAAAGCTTATAGAGGACAAGTATATACCTTTATCAAAAAGGGATATCAGAGATGCTTTTAATGTTGGCGAAATAAATGTTTGGAATCGTCATAGCAATGGCAATGTCTTTGATTACGAAGGCGGAGAAGATTATTACAATAAAACCTACAAAAAACCCTAAAACATGGCAAAATTTGAGTTCGTTACGGAAACCAATCCAGTAACACAAGCAGTAATTTATTACACTAGAAAAGATGAGTTATTTATGGAAAATTCCTTAAGTCATAGCAAGGAGAAAGCTTATGACAGATTCATAAACATATCTAGTGGAGTAAAGACTGAACCTATTGTGCAAGTACTAGAAACAAGATATTCAATCACCCAATAAAAATCTGCAATCGTGCACCCAACCCCATCACATCTAAAACAAAAAGGGCTTCGTGACTATTTCATGGTCACAATCGATGCCCACAGAATCAAAAAGGATTACCTCTATCGTGGTATGTTTATCCATTGGGATAGCAAAAAACCCCTTGATAAGTTCTACTACTGGAGAGGCGATTATTTCACATCTATTGAAGGAGCAATGCGTTCAATCGATAGACATTATAAACTATATAAAAAACTAAAAAATGCTGATTAGAGATTATCGTGCCCTATTAAAATATGGCGATATAAAAAAGATTTGTGAGGTAACAGGCTATTCACCCTACCTAATAAAAACTCGTTTAGCTGCGGCTGATGAGGAGATGATAGAAGTTGTAGAAGCTTTCTACGCAAAAAAGATTGAACAACTTAAAAACTCTATCTATGAACATCAAGAATAAAATGGACTACTGGGCTATACCTTCTATTCGTAAGACAAAGCTCAACCCTAGACAAAGAGAAGCCATTGCTAATGAGATTATAGCCAAGGTCTGTACCTATTACAACATCACTAATGAAGAGATTAGAGGTAAAAAAAGATACAGAACACTTGTAATGGCTAGACATATGTCTATGTATCTAATAAGAACTAGAGTTAAGTTAAAGCTTAAATCTATTGGCGATTTGTTTGGCCGTGACCATAGTACTGTTATGCACGGCATAGCATCTATACAGGATCAATCCGATGTAGATGACTTAGTTAGTACTGACATAGAAAACCTTATCAATATTTTATAATCAAAACACCAAAAACTATGAGTGATTTTTCAAAATGGGATGAGCAAGAACAAAGATTGTTTATTGCTAAAATCATCCACAACATTAACTATTCGCAGAACAATTTGATCCTTATGAAA